GTAATAATCGTAGAGTGACTTTCTTCTTTTTGTTGACAGAATGAATGTCAACACAACCACGCAATTGCTCTAATAATATACGCATAGTGCCGCACGGAGTCATAAATAACACCTCCATTAACTTAAACAACTCTTCGCCATGAGACGCGTCACATTTACTTATATCAACATTGTAAACACGTTTAATTCCGTTTTGGCATATAACATAAATGGAATCGTCACTATGTGCAAAACAATGCACACATGACCCATTTGCTTCGTAAATCGTGTCGAATACCTCACTCAAATTACTACATGAGGTTTTCTTAACAAATTTAAACACTCCATTCTTGTAATAAAACGGTTTACTCTCAATGTATTCTTTAACGCAAGACATGAACAAGGCTCCAATTATCGACGCGGCTACACCCAAATCACCAATACATCGTGGTATACCTAAATTTTTCGCGAATTCGAGTGTTTTCAATTTGATGCTAGGACGATACTTCTGCCAATGACGGTCATTAAACCGCCCTGTTTCATACAATTCATGCATTGATTGGATACGTAAATTCTTCTTAGGATGTGGTTGATAACAATATGAAAAATTATCCTCAATTTTATCAAACTGACCTACATCTAAAAAATAATCGATGAATCCCCTCAACCACGATAATACAACTTCCTTATGACTAAATATAAACTGCTCCTGATTTTCAAATAGTTCATTATCAAACTCAACACCACGAGCACGACTAAAACCGTCTTCAGTCCTACACAAAAACAATCTTTTAAATATGGCAGCACTCAAATTAACAGTCAACCTACCATACACTACCGCATTATGTGCCACAGGACAACACACAGCGCGATATGTATTGTCCACTTCCGCTTCGTGAAAATCAATGGTTAGCGACTCCATAGATATATACTCATGACCAGTTACTATCACGAAACTCTTACGTACATGTGTCTTAGTATACGCGTAGACACTACGACACATGTGTACAATGGGCGGTGCAATCACCTGCCCGGCACCCCGTTTAAACTTGTGACGACCAGGGAATTCCCACTCTTGGCACTGTGGGCAAAC